AAACGCGGCGGAAACGAATGCGCGCAGCTTCAGTGCCGCTTTCGGCGCGTCTTCCCGCCGCATCCTGTATATGATTCAATTCGCGACCGGCTATGAATTGGGCCTTGGCGATTTCGACGGCGGTTCGCCCGGTAGCCTGACCCGCGCGACGGTGCTGGCGTCTTCCAATGCGAATGCTTTGGTCACGCTTGCGGGAGGCACTAAAGATGTCTTTGCCGTGTTTGACCCGGCGGCGCGGGAGGTCATTTCAATATCTGCCACGTCAACGCTGGCGCTCGCGGATTTGGGCAATGCGGTAGTGTTCACGGGCGCCAGCGCTGCCACGCTCAATCTGCCCGCCGTGGCGACCGCGCCAACTGGATCGGGCTGGATGGTCCGCAATGCTGGCACGGCTGCGCTGACGATTGACCCGAGCGGCGCAGAGACGATCAACGGCGCTTCCACGCTGGTATTGCAGGCGGGGCAGGCAGCGTTCGTATTTGATGGCGGCACGGCTTGGGAATGCGTTATTGCTGGGCAGGCTGTGAATAGTGCGGTTATCGCTGACAGCGCCAGCGGTGCGTCGGTGGATATTGCCAGCGCTGCCACCACGGATATTGGTGCTGCCACTTCGCCGAATGTGCGGATTACTGGCACAGCGACCATCACTGGCCTTGGCACGGCTCCGGCGGGCACGCGGCGCTTTCTGACCTTCGCGGCGGTGCTGACCATTACTTATAACGCGACCAGCCTAATCACGCCGGGCGCGGCGAACATCACTACGGCGGCGGGCGATACGGCGGTGGCGCGATCGTTTGGGTCTGGTAATTGGGTCTTGGAAAGTTACCAGCCGAGCACTACGGCAGGAATGAGGTTGTTGGCCGGAGCATCGCCATTGCCTATTCTCGCGACCGGAATCGGCAATTTCACCGCAATCAGTTCTCTTGTAGGCAACGCGGCGGTTCTGCCGTCGGGCGGTACTTGGGCATGGTTTATCATTCGCATTTCTGCCACAGGAACGGTTACAAGTTGGTCCGCTGCGGTCGCCGCAGGTGGCGCGACCATCGGCGGCGCGGTTGGCGGTGAACAACATCTGGGATTTTGTTGGAGGATATCGTAATGTTTATTCTTCGTCACCGCCGCAATGACGGTTCTTTTGTGATCGAACTCAACGGACTGCCTTATCATGTGATCCAAAGCGATCCGCTGTTTGCTGAGGTCTCCGCATCTGCTGAAGGCGTTGAATTGCTGCCTGAACCGGTGCCGCCCGCTCCGCCGCCCGTTGGCCCGCGTGAAGTTACCAACTTCCAAGCCCGCGCCCTGCTTATGAGCATGCCGGGCAGTGCGGAAGGGCGCAGCCTGTTTGATGATGTGGATGACGCGTTGCGCGCTATGGGCGGCGTTCCGTGGCAGGCGTGGGAATACACCACAGTCTTCCCGCGTCATTCCGCCTTGATCGCGACAATTGCGGCGCAGCTTTCGCTTACTGAAGAACAGATAGACCAGATGTTCCTCGCGGCGGCGGCGATTAGCGTCTGATGAAAGCGCTGCGCCTTATCCTAGCCGAACTCAATACGCCATCGTCGCAGCGTGACAGTTGGTTTGCCTGGGCATCGGGGCAGATGGCGCATACCATGATCGGCGCGATTATCGCAGGCACCTTGCTATTTGTGCTGGCGCCCGGCTGGGCCTTTGCGCTGGCAACGCTGGGCTATGCGCTTGGCAAAGAACTGCCTGATTTCCTGCGGAACCGCACATGGGCCAATGCGCGTGATTGCGTGCAAGATGCGCTTTTCGTGGCCGCTGGCGCCGCCTTGGTGGTTGCTATCGCAGGCAAGCATGAGCGACTATTCATCGTGGCAGTGCTGGCCGCTGGCATTGGCCTATGGCTTGGCGTTTCCGCGCGACTGAAAGGCGCCGGCAATGCTCGGTGATGACGCGCCAGGAATGGATGCGCCAGCCATATTATCGGCTTCCATGGCAACTGCCGCGCCCGCGTTCCGCCCGGCCTTGACGCTCGGGCCGCAGCCCGGCGCCACGGTGTTGTTGCTGGAAATCACCGCGAAGGCGCCTGACGCATGATGGCTTTCGACGCCCCCGCGATGATCGCTCCGGCCTTCCTGCCGGCGGCTTTTGTTTCGCCGCAGAATGTCGACACGCTGCGCCTTGCCTCTGCCGGTTTTGTCTCGGCTGCCAGCGATAGCCCGGCGCTGGCCTTTTATGAACCGCGCATCATGGGTGAGATTGAAATAGGCCAATCCGCCGCTGATGCGGTTGGCGTGGGCGGGCGCGTGGCGCTTACTGTGTCTGAGATTGCCTTAGCCGATGCTGATGGCTTCAGCGCTGATCTGGCGCGGTTTGGCGGGGCAGATGGCCGGGCGGTTCGGGTGTTATCCCTGCCGGTGGTGGACGCTCGCGCCAGTGACTTCGGCGCTACGCTCGCCAGTGCAGCGGTGCCCTTTGTTGGTGTGCTTCGCAGCATAGATTGCATTGGCGATTTCACGTCGCGCATCGCCCTGAATGACCTGACCGAACGCATGGCCACGCCATTGCAGCCGACGCTCTATCAAGGCGCGGGCGGGCAGGAAGGCGGCGCAGAATTGAAAGGCCGCCCGAAGCCCGTGACGCTTGGGCAGGTGTTCAATATCGCGCCGGTGTTTCTGGGCAATGTGGATCTGGGCGCGGGTAGCCTGCCGACCTATCAAAGCCACTGGCGCGCAATGGCCGGGCATGACGTTATTCGCATTCGCGGCGTGGCGCAGGCCATCATCACCAGCGGCACGCCTACGGTGGGCCAGGCGCGAGACTTTCCGGCGCTCGGCCTATTTCAGCTTGGCGGCGCGCCGGATGGCGATGTCACCGCCGATGCGCGTGGCGATGTCGTGCCGGTCTATCAGAACACGACTGGCGCTATTCTGCGCCGAATGCTGGAAAGCCTCGGCGGTGCTTTCACCTTTGCGGAATTTGACGAAGACGCGTGGGGCTTTGCGGAACTGGACCTGCCGGGCGTTGTTGGTTTTCACCAAGGCGCCGGCGCAGTCAGCACGATTGCCGCCGTTGAAGAAGTACTTGCAGGGTCTGGCGCCATGCTTTCGGGCACGCGAGGCGGTAAGCTGCGCTTGGCTGATCCGCTGGCGACGGACGCCGCGCAATTCGATCTGCCTTCATCCTGCATTTTAGAATGCGAACCTTTACCCTTACCGGCGAGCCTTCGCCCCTTGCCGCGCGCCATAGCGGTGCGCTGGCAACGCAACCATGCGCCGCTGTCCAATATCGCGGGCGCGGTATCTGCCGCTGATCGGCAGCGCTTGGGGCAAGAAGGTAACTTTGCGCGGGCGGAAAGCGCCTTGATTACGTCCCGCGTGGCGCAACAACGGGAAATATCCTTCCCGGCGGCTTATTGGAATGAAAGCGAAGCGCTGGCGCGTGCCGAAAAATGGCGAGTACTGCTGGAAGCCGGGCCGCGCATGGTGCGGGTTGTGGCGGATCGACTGCTTGGGCAAATTGAAATCGGGCACATCGGGCGCATTACATACCCGGCATTCGGGCTTGATAACGGCTTCGCAGGCGTTGTGGTCGGCTGGCGCGAAAGCCTTTCGGCGCGGCGCCTTGAAATCAAATTATGGGGGGCAGGCTGATGCCAGGCGCTTTTCTGTATGACAACGCAATGCGCGGCGCCACGCTTTCCAGCGCGCAGGCGACCGTGGGCAGTATGCCGCTTTCTAATCTTCAAGACCCTCAGCCGCGCCGTCGCACGCGCTTGATGGGAAGCAGCGCCAGCATCATTGCCGATATGGGCGCGAATGTGTCTGTTGATTGTGTGGCGCTGATTTCAACTACGCTAGGCGCCGGCGCCACGGTGCGGACGCGGGTGGGTAGCGAAGCGGGAATTGTAGAAGCCGTGCCGCTGGTCGGCCTGGATTTTCTCCAAGCAACGCCTTCAAGCATGGCCGCCTGGTCCGCCGCGCGTGGCGGTGCGGGTGGCGCGGGTGAGGCAACCTATTTCGACGCGGCGGGCAATTTGGTCATAGCGGCGGCAGGCGAGTGGCGCATTGACCATGACCCGATCACGCGCGAACGGCGTGGCCTGCTGTTGGAACCAGCCCGGACGAATATCGCCTTGAGGTCGCGCGATTTTACGCAGGCCGCATGGGTGAAGACAGGCATCACCGCTGCGCTTGACGTGGCGGGCATCGATGGCACTTCCAGTACCGCATCGCGCCTTACCGCCACGGCGGCCAATGCAACGGCGCTGCAAGCCATTACGTCGGCAAGTGCCGCGCGCGTCACTTCCTTTTTTGTGCAGCGCATCACCGGCAACGGCACGATTGAAATAACACAGGACAACGGCGCGACGTGGACCGCCATCACGCTTACCGCCGCGTGGCAGCGGTTTATCATTCCAGTGGCGACCATCACCAACCCTGTGATTGGGGTTCGCATAGTCACCAGTGGCGATGTCATCGCGGTGGATGCGGCCCAGTGCGAGGTTGGGACATTTGCGACAAGCCCCATACTCACTGGCGCGTCCGCAGTAACCCGCGCGGCGGATGGCGGAACGCTTTCTATCGCGGAGCTGGGCAACTTCACGTTCTTTACTGAATCGCGGCACGTGGTCTTCAACAATGAGGCAGGTCTAAATTTTCCAAGCTTTTTTTTGGTGAATGAACCAAGCGGGCTTCTCGGGAGATTGGAGCATCGAGTTTACGGCGCTTCTGGTACGTTTGTCGCAGACAGTTTTTCGTCCGCTTCAGGTTCAGGAATTGCGGACTTCGGCGACATCGGAATATCCGCCGGCCAAGTACTGGCTCAGGTCAGCGCCTATGCAGCTAACGACATGGCTTATTCTGCAAATGGTGGCGCCATTCAAACGGATTCTTCAGGCGTGTTGCCCACACTTTCGCAACTTCAAATAGGCCAGGGTCTGGCTGTCACACACCTTCGGCGGCTTCGCCTTTACGGCAGCAGGCTTTCAAACGCGCAGCTTGTCGCGCTTTCCGGCACCGGTTCAACGCTTGTGCCTGCTGAAATCACTGGCGACACCGGTATCATTTCGGCAGAAGCAGAAGACGCGAACCAGGGCAATGTGATCCTGACACTGCCAGCGCTTGTTGTGGGGCGGTATCTGCGGGTCGACATTACAAACCCAACCGCATCCTTCACGGATATTGGCGTGCTGGCGGCGGGCGCGCTTTGGCGGCTGCTGCGCGGCACGGCCTATGGCATCCGCGAAGGGCGCGTGATGCTGGACAGGCGCGACCGCAACCCCTTCACCGGGGCTGAATTCCCGGTGCCGGCCATCGCCAACCCGCGCATGGTGGCCTTCACGCTGCCTTCGCTTTCGGTAGCGGAAGCCCGCAATCAGCACCGCGCGCTGTTGCGGCTGCTTGGAGCGGCTGGTGATGCGCTTTGGATTGCAGAGCTTAGTGATAGCATGGCTGAGCGGAACCGCCGTGCCATTTGGGGCGCGGTCAACGTGCCCGGCGAGGATGCCGCTGTTTCGCGTGACAGCTTCCCGCTTTCATCCCGCGCTTTCCGCATCGTCGAACGCCTTTAAGGAATTCCGGCATGTCTGATGATTCGATTGGCTTTATCGCCAAGGTCGCGGCGGCGGCGGCCGGCATGGGCGCGGTTGTGCGCATGGCCTTTGCTGCGCAGGGCGGCGCGCGTGGCTGGCGGCTGGTGATTGAAGCCTTTGTGGGGGCGGCCCTTGGGGTTATCGCCGCCGCCGCTGCGGTGTGGCTTGACCCGGCCTTGAAGGCGGATTCCTGGGCGATCTTCATTACCTGCGGCTGCGCTGGCCTTGCCGGTGCCATGGGCACGCGCGTGCTGGATTTATTGACTGAATGGCTTTCCCGGAAAGCGAAGTAAATGGCTAACCAAACCGTAACCACCGTTGTCAATTACGATGATCCAACCATCAGCGGCTTGCTGAATGGCGAGACTATCACAATCAACGGCGGCAGTAGATACAGTACCCGCTCCCGACCACGCAGAATACCGGCACGGTCTCTAACATTCAGGTGGGGTCGCGGATTCAGGTCTATAACTCAACAACGGACACAGAAATCGCTAACGAGATCGTAGCCGCTACGCCTTGGGTCTATCCCTATGATGAGGGCACGGACTTCACCACTGGCGACTTGATCCGGGTTCGGCTGGCCTATCAAAGCGGCGTGACTGCCAAGGTGGGGTTTGAAAGTTTCGCCGTGGCGAGCGCTTCCGGCTGGTCGCTTCTGGCTAATCAAGTAACCGATAGCGTCTATGCTGCGATTGCGGTGGACGGCAGCACGGTTTCCGAATTTGCCCCGGACTATCCGAATGTGGAAGTGAATATCAACGATCCAGATGGAGTGACCAGTATCAATCGGCTTTACGCATGGTTCTCGCATATCTGCACAACCGAAGACGGTATTCGAAATTGGCTGGGCGGTATTGTTGCTGAGGACAATGCCAATTTCAAAATCATCACTTCAAAGCTTAATCTCAGACTTGATAATGTTTCGACATTAGGCGTTCAATTCGTTGGGGGAATCAGGCTGTATCGTGACGATGGCGCTGCGCCTGTTGTGGCAGCCACCACGGGCGGTGGGAGTATCACGATATATGCGGATAAGGTGTATGTTGTCAGCACCGGGGGGAGTGCCTTGACGCCTTCGGAAAGCGCGAAGCTGATGGGCCTGCCGGATAGCGCGGCAAACGCCACTGCGGTTCTGACCGCCGCACAAGCGGCGCCGATCCATGCGGATATTCGCAAGGTGAACGCGGTCACTGTGGATGGCGCTGGCACTGAAGCTGACCCCTTCGGGCCGGTGTGATGGCTTCCGTCTGGGGTGCGGCATGGGGCAATTCTTGGGGTAATGCCTGGGGCCCGCTTGACGGCGTTGCGGGTCTTTCCGCTGCCCGGCGTGCCTTGGTGCCTGGCGTGGTGCGGCGCGCCAATATCCCCCCTGGGCGGCTGCTTTCGGCGGTTGCGGCGGAGCTGCGGGGTGGCCGGATTAGCGCCGCAGCGCGGGTGGCGGTGTTTGAAGCCGTGCGGCGCCAGGTTGCGATCTCCGGGATTATTCGGGCAGTTGATGTGCCAGGCGCGCCGCGCGATGCGGCGGCGGCGGCTGATCTGCGCGCCGTGTCTTTGACGGCGGCTGAACGCCAAGCGCGGGTTGATGCCCTGCGCCGTGCTTTGGCGATACGTGCTGCGCGCCGCGCGGCCATTCCAAGCTGAACAGAAGGAATTCACACCATGGCGATTGTGCCGTTGCAGTGGCCCGATAAGCGGCCCGGCGATAGGGCTTACTGGCAGTTGGATTGGACTGACCAGCTTGCGCTGGAAAGCCCTGTGGACACTGTCGCAACCGTTTTATGGGTGGTGCCGGCCGGTATCACGCGCGTCACGGCGGGTAAGCTTGATAAGGACGCGGCTTCAAAGATAGCGCTGATTTGGCTGGAAGGTGGCACGGCGGGGCAGACCTATGCCTTTGTCTGCACCATCACCACGGCCAATGGCATCACGCTGGAACGCGGTGTCAGCCTTTACGTGCGGCAACCATAACATGGGGCCGCCGGAAAGCAGCCTGGGTGGGCGATTGAATGATGTGGAACGTCGCCAAGCCGTGCATGAAGCGGTGTGTGAGGAACGGTATAAGGGCATCAATGAAGGCATCGCGCAGATCAGGATTGATCTGGCGCAGCGCGGCGTGAAGATGGAAGGCCTGGTGCGCGCTTGGGCTATCGTCATCACCGCTTTCGTGATGGCGTTTCAGATGCTGGTGTCCTTCGTGAAATTCTCTTGGCACTGATGAATTCATGGCAGGAAAGCCGCGATGCCATTGTGCGCGCGGCCATCACCGCTATGGCTGAGGCCGGTGGTGGGTTGGATTTTTTGGCAATGCAGGCCGCGCTTGAAGCGGACTTCAAGGAAGCGGCGCGCCAGCGCTTGCAGGAAGCGGGTTCCGATGTTGCCTGGTTTGTGTTGGCGCGCCATCGCAGCCGCATGGAAGCGCCCTGATCGCGCCGATCGGCGCCTTGCTGACAATTTGGATGAAAGGGAAATCGTGATGAAAGCGATTGACTATCTGCGCGCGCGCCTGGCTGAGCCCGGCACCATGCGCAGCCTGATCTGGGTGTGCCTTTCCGTGGCCGGCCTGGACACGGGGGATACGGCGGTGACGCATATCGCGCTTTCGTGCGGGGTGTTGCTGGGTTTGGCTTCCGCGCTGTTGCCGGAGCGGAAGTGATCGCCTTCCTGCTTTCCCCCATTGGCCGCTGGCTAGCCGTGGCTGGGGTGCTGGCTGCGCTTTCCGGCTGGGCTTGGCTGGAACGTGCCGGGCGGCAGGCTGCCAATGCCCGGGCGGAATCCGCTGAAGCGCAGGCGGAATCAAAAGCCCGCGCCATTACCGCGCTGGAAGCGCAGGCGGCTGAAGCCGCTGCCCAGGCCGCGCGAATCGAACCAATCCGAAGGGTGATCTATGCCGCACCGAAAACCACTGCCTGCGCTGATAGCCCTGCTATTCGCGCCGTTCTGGACGGGCTGCGCCAAGGCGCCGGCGGTGACCGTGCCCGATAGCCTGCTGGTGTGCCGGGATGAACCGCGCCTGGCCGGGCAGGTAAATGATCCGCTGCTTGGCGAATTCATTATAGACCTGGTGGAAGCCGGGGCGGATTGCCGCGGGAAGCTGCGCGCCGTGCGCGGCCTGGTGCGGCCATGAAGTGGTGGCCCTTTGGCCAGCGCGCCAGTGAAAATTCACCGGCGCCCGCGCCCCTGCAGATCCCGCCATCCAGCGCAGCCCCGGTGCCTGCCAGTGAATATTCACCGCCGCCCAAGCGGCCCGCCCCGCTGCTTTCGCGTGGTTTCGTGGCTAAGGTTTTCCCGCGCGCGGATGCCAGCGCCTATGCTGAGGCACTTTCCGCCGCCATGGCCGCCTATCACATCACCAGCCGCTTCCGCATCGCGCATTTCCTGGCGCAGGTCGGACATGAAAGCGCCGGCCTGACGCGCCTGGTTGAAGACCTGACCTATTCCACCCCGGGGCGCATCTGTGCCACCTGGCCCAAGCGCTTTCCGCTCGATGCGGATGCCATGCCTTTCGTTCGGCAGCCTCAAGCGCTGGCGAATCGGGTTTATGGCGGGCGCATGGGGAATGTGTTTCCAAATGATGGTTGGCGCTTCCGGGGCCACGGGCTGATCCAGGTAACGGGCCGCGAGAATCATGAGCGCATGGCCCATGCCCTTGGCTGGGGTGAAGCTGAAGACGCGCCGGCCCGCCTTGCCACGCCAGCCGGTGCCGCGCTGGGCAGCGCCTGGTGGTGGGCCGATGCTGGGCTGAATGAGATGGCGGATCAAGGCGGCGGGGTGATGGTGGAAGCCGTCACGCGGCGCGTGAATGGTGGCTTGCATGGTCTGGTAGATCGGCGCGCGCTGTTTGCGCGGGTGCTGAATGCGCTGGATGCATGGAAGGTGGGATTTCCGGCATAATTTCGGCAAAGCTTATACGGTAGCCGGTTAAGTGTAGGAAATAAGGCGACAATTTACAAAAACCACCGGCACTCATAATGCCGGGGTCAGCGGTTCAAGTCCGCTCGCCGCTACCAATTTTTCCTTAGAATATAAAAGGACTTTGCAAAATGGCCCCGAAATACAAAGGGCCATTTGAGGCCAGTTTTGCCCGGTTTTTGCCTGTTTTGGCCATCTCAACCCGGCAAAATCTCGGCAGTGATTCGGCACCATTTTCCTGAAATCGGGAAAAAAAATGCAGAAAAAATGTTACCCTAGGCCAGCCGGGCAATTGCTTCCCGGCGATGGTCTGCCCGGATCGTCGCATAGCGCTGGACCATGGCCAGCGACTGCCAGCCCCCGATTTCCATCAGCGTCACCAGATCCACACCGGCCAGCACCATGCGCGCGGCCCAGTCATGGCGCCAGTCATGCACCCTGAAGCCTTTTACGCCAGCCTTCCGGCAGGCGGTGCGGTGTGCGGCTGCCAGGGGATTGCCGCCTATGTCGCGGGTGTCCGCATAAGGTTCGCCCCGCGCGCTCAGGAACACAGTGCCGGCCTGGGGTTCGCCGGCGGCACACCACAAGCCGTAAAGCAGCATCCTGGCGCGCGGGTGCATTGGTACGGCCCGCGCGCGGCCTGCCTTGGCGCGCTGGGCAGGTATCCGTAGGGTCTCTGTGGCCCAATCCACATCGCGCCAGTCCAGCCTAAGGGCTTCCCGCGTGCGCATCCCCTGATAGGCCAGAAGCAGCACCGGGCAGGCGGCGTGAGGGTTGTAAGACCGCAGAAGGGCCGCGCGTTCCGTATCGGTCAGGTGTGCCAGGATTTCCCGCTTGCGGTGCCGCACGGCGGGCAGCGCGGGCGCATCGGCGCCTATGCCGGCGCAGGCGGTGCGGATGGCAGCGGTCAGCAGCGCGCGGTAGCGGGTGGCGGTGGCGGGGCTATGGGTGGGGTTTTCTGCCTGCCATGCTGCCCAGGCGGCGGCGGTATCAGCCAGGGTGAAGGCGCCTATGGCGTCATTCACGCGGGCCAGCTTTTGCACATCCTGCCGCGCGACGCCCCCGGGGCGGGTCAGATAGGCTTGGATCGCCGCGGCTATGGTGAGGCCGCGCGCCCGCCCGGCAGGGCCTGCAAGCGCGGCTTGCCTGATGCGCGATTCTTCGGCTGCTGCAACAGCCTCTGCGTCAATTCGCGCACTTGCTCCTGTGCTGAATTCCCGGACCGCATGGCTTTCCCGCCCGACCCTGACGGTGCCAGACGCATACCAGATCGCGCCGCGTTTTCGGAGGTGCATCGCCATTGGAGAGCTTGAATTACCCGGTGAAATTGCTGGTCAGTAAATAGAATGGTGCGTCCCCGGCGCGTGACATGCAAGCCGAGGTCCTTCACCATGGCGTCATTCAGCCGCCGGCGCGCTGTTTTTGGGGCGCATTGGAGAAGCGCGGCCAGGTCTGCCATGGTGCGGAGGCGGTCAGTCATAGGTTTGCCTCCTTTGCCGCACGGATGCGGGCCAGTGCCTCCGCGCGGCGCGCTTCGTCGCGGGCTTCCCCTTCTGCAATGGCATCCTCTAGGCGGCGGCGCACCACGTCTGGCAGATCGAAGGCATCCAACGGGTCGCCGCTAGCCGTAATTTCTTCAATCAGGCTGTCCCGGCCTTCATCTTGGATGTCCATCTCCGTCGCCAGCGCCATGCCAGCGTCAGCGCATTCCACATGCGCCTTGATAGAGTAGGTGCGGCCTTCATACGCTGTGAGGTCCACACGATAAAGGGTTCCGGGTTCAATCTGCCTGGTGCATTCCCAGCACTGGTGCTGCTTGCGTGCTACCGGATGGCGGGTGATTATGTGACGCGGGCTCATGGCCGTTTCCTCACAAGCTCGTCCGGGTCCAGCCCAGCCCATCGGCAAAGCGCGGCGGAATAGGTGCTGCCGTGCGCTGTGACCCGCGAAACGATAGACCAGCGCGGTTCGCCTAAAGCTCGATTGTTGGGTGGAGGAATTGGCACCGCGCAATTCCTGATCACGTTTCGGACTGTTTGTTCTGGCGATTCGTCAATCGGCCATTCGGGGCGGTCAGTCATAGCGGCATCACCTCCTGGCGCGGTGACGGCGCAGTCTTCGGCTGCGCTGGCGTAAAATCCGGTCTGAAAAAACCAAGGGCACCACGGCACGGGCGAAAAGGCAGCGGGCGGGCGTTGCGGATCACCAGGCCGTAGCGGCCATGAAACCAGGGCGAGGGGCTGTCAGTCACTACGTCAACGATCTCAGCCTCGCCCACAATGCCGCCGGTGTGCATTTCGTCAAAGCATGGCTCGATGGCAGGCCAGTGCCAGTCCATCTGCGGGTCGAAGTCAAACTTTTTGCCGGCATGTATCAACACTGGTCCGCGAAAGCGCAGGCCAGGATTGTTCGACTGCCACGCGCGGTTCTCAATGTCTTTGTGACCATGGACAATCAGCCACGCCCAAGGCTGCATGATGCTCAACGCTTTCATTCCCGATCCTCCTTCGCGGCTGCAAGCACGGCTTCGGCAAGCCAAATAGCGCGCGGCCATTTGGAACTATTGACGGCGTAAAGGAACTTGGTGATGGCATTGGCTGCTTTTCCTATCTCCTTTTCGCATGGCCCGTGCATCATGCCGTGGCGCGTTTCAAAGCACTCGCCCTCGCAGATGCAAATGGCACAAGCCGCCTTGTTCAGCGCGGCGCGGATGGGGTTAGTCATGGCTTCGCCCCGTGCATCGCAACGTGTGTGAGGTATGCGACGATAATACTGCGAACCATGTTCGGCACCTCATGCTCAGGCACCGCGCGCCGTCGCCCTGTTACAGATCGCATCCACATCGCCGCTTCCGTGTCTGCCACGGCGAGGGCTTCCTGAGTAATCGAAACGCAGATGGGGTCAGTCATGGCTTCACCCTTTCAAACGACACCACCCAAACCCAGGGGTTTGCGTCCCAGGCGCCGGGGCCGTTGATCTTGTTCCAGAGGCTGGCGAAGGTGGTTTTCCGGGTGCCGCAATCAACCGCGCCGTCCGGGTGAACGACTGGATCGCACCCCTCCGCCCGAGCATCATCCTCAGTGATATCCTGCAACCGCTCCACGCGAATATCCGTGATGCGGAGCGTGATGCGGCTTGCCCAGCGCGGCATGTAGATGGAAGGGCGCCAGCGGCAAGGGCTGTCGCCCCGGTCCCACTTCCACCCATCGCCGTCTCGCCGTGTGCTGCCCAACCCCGCCTCGCCCGCACGCCGAGCGTCGTCACTGCTTTGCTGCCATAGGCGGCACCATTGATCGTCGGGCACCGTTACCCAAGGCGTCCGCACGTTTTCAGGGCTTGCTCTGTAATCAACGGCGATGTGACCGCATTCCTTCCACGCCGCGACGCGCCAAGTCTCCCGCAAGCAAAGCAGGTCGCCTTCCTTGCCATATTTGCAAGTCTTTGGAAAAACCCAATGCGGTTCAACGTAATCCAACTCGCCACCGCCATAGTCAAGAATGGGACCGCCGCTGTTAAATGATGGCTGCGGCTTCATCACCCGCCGCGTTTGCGTTTTCCTGCCATCCAGAATGGCGCGGACCATTTCGCCACTGAACAGTATCGGGCGGTCAGTCATGGACAATCCCTTTCCACCTCGTCCGCCATTTCGCGAATAGCAATGGCGCATATCCCTGGCGTGTGTTCCGATAGCTGGTCGCATAAATCCGCTGCTTCTCTCAGCGCGTCGCGCTTGGTCTCCGCCACCAGATAAGCGGCAGAGTCCGACACTGCGGGATCGTTGAAGGAGCGCTGTTCAAATTCAAGTAAGCGAAGCAACGCATCGTGCGGTTCTTCTCCATCTTTGATCGGGGCCATCCAGCTAGTGAGCCGGTTGTTGATTGTCTCGCGCCATTTCAACGCGCTGGCGATTTGTGCCTCAACCGCACACTCAATGGCGTCCAATGCAACATCCAGGTCGCGCGGCCCCGGAAGGCCATCGCGCGCCACGGTTTCCAATACCTCGGCGGCTTCATCGCGCCAGTTGTTATCTTCGCCCATCACGCCGCCCCCTGCTTTGCTTTAGGGTTCATCCGTTTATACCGCACCACCCGCACAAGGCCGAGGGCGTCAAGGATTTTGTCGCCCGCGTCCCTCCGCCACTGCAGCACGTCATTCACGTAAGTGCTGGATAGGCAGTGCGTATCGGCGAATGCCTTCTGGCCGCCGGCGCGCTTGCAGGCGGCGGCAAGGGTGCGGTGAACGTCTATTGCATCCAGGTAAATGTCAGCCATCACGCGGCCTTCCTTTGCGCTGCCTGGTTGCGATATTCGCCAAGCAGGCGGCAGGCTTCGCGCAGCGGCACCTTGATGCTGGCGGATACAGCCTCGGCCGATTTGCCTTGGGCGAATAATTCCATCGCGCGGGCGTGTTTGCGCGCCCATGCGTCCGCCACGGCGGCTTCCTGTTCTTCGGGCGTCAAGGGCTCCGGTTCTGGTTCCGGCGCTGGTGTTACGGGCCAGGCGCGCGGCGGCCTGGGCGCGGGTGGTGGCGCTGCCTTGCTTGGCACCAAAAGGCGCGCGCTTTTAATGTGGAAGCGCGCGGCTGCGCGGCGGAGTGAATCCACGCTTTCAATGCGCTGCCCTGGTAGGGCGTTGATCGCTTCCAGCAATAGTTGCGGCTTCATGCGGCCATATTCGGCGCGGAGTAGCGCCTGCCGTTCCTGATGCCAGACTGTGGTGGCGGGATCGGATAAGGTAGCCGCCTTCCAGCCTTCCGGCCTTTTCAAGTGCAGCTTCATGGCGCGCGATGTCACGGCTTGCACGCTGGCCACTGGCGCCGCGCCGGGTAGCGCGTTCAGGCGCGGCAGGATTTCCGTGGCGCGCTTGCCTGCCTGCCAATCCTGCGTCAGCAGTGCATCGCGTTCCGGCGTGAATACGCGGGCGATGGTGCGCGGCGCCACCAACGCCGCCACCTGGGCTTCCAGGCGCGCCACGCGTTCTTCAAGGCTGATCATGCGGCGCCCCCATGATGGATAGGTATGTGCCGCACGGGGCGGATGGGCACCACATTCGGCGGCAGATCGGCCAGGGCTACCGGCTGCTGGCGCCAGTGCGCGGGGATGGGGGAATGTTCCATGGCGGAAACACGCTCAGCCGCCGCTTCCATGGCTTGCAGCGCCAGGCTGGCGCGGCGCAGGTGGAGAAGCTGCGTCATGCGGTTTGGTTCGCGTTCCGCCGCTGCCAGCGCATCATAGGCTATGGCGATCGCGCCGCGAATATCGGGCGCGATCATGCCAGCCACCATGCGGCGAAGATCAGGCCCATGCTGATGGTGGCGCTGGCTGCCATGGCGGCGATGCCCCATAGCGGGATAGGGTCGCGTGCGGGCAGATCGCCCGGGTAGAAGCCGCCGGTGATCATGATGTTGCCTCCGGATCTGCGTAGAATTCCAGGTCGTTGATGATGTCGGCCAGATCGCGCAGGAAGGCTTCATCATCCTGATCCAGGGGCTTGGACTGGTCTTGGCTAATCAGGTCATCCTGCGCCTGGCGCAGCAGCGTCAGCGCCATGTGGGCCATGCTGCGCGGGGTGTTGCGGCCGGCGTAGTGGGTGATGAAGCCGGTGGCATCCTGAGTGACCGCACACACCACCACGCCGCCGCCTTTGGTGAGGGTGTTGCTGATGATATCGGTGGTCATTTCCATGACGCTGGCGGTTGATTCCGGGTTCATGAATGCACATCATGGCCCGCCGGGCCGGTGCCGGTTTCGGTTTCGGAGAAATCCCAAGGGATGGCTATGGTAATGGCGCCAAGTTCGGCGCCGGCTTCGTCGCGTGTGCGATGATGCCCAAGGGTCTGCGGAACGTCAGCCCAGGTCATGCCGCGGCCCTCCGCTCAAATAGGGGCGCGGCTTCGCGGGCCAGATTGGCTAGGGCGCGCCAGTCATTCGTGGTGGCGTGGCTGATGGCATCCAGTTCCCGCGCGGCTTCATCGGCGGCGTCGGCCAGAATCAGCGCGGCGTCCGGCATGGGGTGCGCGGTGTTCAGGAAGCGCAGCGCGAAAGCCGCGATGGGTGGCGGCAAGTCTTCAATCTTGGCTTGGATTTCCGCCCATGTGGGCGGGGGTAAAAGCGTGAGCATTTTCGGCCCCTCCAATGTTGGATGGGGCGAATATGCAGAAATCCTGCATCGTGATCAAGCGCAAAATGCAGAAATTCTGCTATTGACGTGTTTTCTTGTTTTGTTCTAGTCTTGCGACATGTTCCCTAATGAAATAAAAAAGCCGTTCAGGGAGCCGGGGGCGCCCATCCCATCCAAGCCGCCTATCATGCCGGCGCCGCCACCCGCAAATGCTCCGCCACGCCGGCGGCCACGCCCGCGCGAACGCCCCGATAAAACCAATCCGTAGTAAAGCCGAATTCATCACAAACGCGAGATAGCCAAAGGGGGTCCGGGTAGTTATCGCCTCGCAGATAGTTGTGTAGCTTATTGGTGGCGATTTGGGTTCGGCGGGCAAATTCAGCCTGGGAAAGCCCAAGCGCATCTATGGCGAGCCGGAGGTTATTCCCAACGAAGACTTTGTGCGGGGTTGGACTCATGGCGGAAATATTGCCTGCCGCGGCGTGCGAGTTCCATGCAGAAGGTGGTTGACATACCATGCAGAAATCCTGCATGGTGGTGCCATGTCTGATCCTCTCTCTCGTGCAATTGAAGCTACTGGTGGTCTGCAAGCCTTCATTGGGGGGCTTGGGATTTCCCGCAGAACCCTGGCGGATTGGCGCCGTTTCGGCGTGCCCGATACCCGGTGCCTTGCGGTTGAAAAGGCGGCGAAGGGCGCTGTGACGGCCCAGGAATTGGCTGTGGATCGAGTGCAGCGCTTGCGGGGTGCCGCCTAATGTCATTGGGGCGCTACGATGGTGCCAGGGCTGGTGGCCGCGCGGGCACAAAGGTCCGCGAAGTAATGGTGGATTTCGCCCCGAAAGCGCAGCGGTTCTTCCTGGCTGGGCAGGTACAGCGTTTGAATTCGGTGCACCATGAAGGTGCGGTAGCCCCGGCGCAGGTGGCAGAAGGCACGCATTTTGGAAGGGTGATATCGGCCCTCCGCGTCTCTCGTGGCGTCAAGCTGGATGATGGAAATCTGGCGCTCTGTCAGCACTCCGAAGGCGTCGGCATATTCCATGCGCAGCCGGGCCATTGCCTTGTCCGGCGGCGGAATGGTCCGCGCCAGGCGCTGGCGTCTTTTCGGGGGTGCCTCTCCGATTCTTTCCCTTTGGCGCGCTTGGCCGTTTTCCCGGCGGCGCGCCTTCAGGCTGACCACAAGGATCAGCCCGATGAAAAGAATGGTGAAAAAGACGGCGGCGCCGCTGCTCATTTGGTGTTGCCGCGCGCGCGGCGTTCCGCTTCTTCGGCGGCCAGTTTTGCCTCGGCGGCGGCGCGCGCGGCGCGTTCCGCCTTCAAGTCTTCTTGCGCCTTCAGTGTTTTCAGCCGCGATGTTTCTCGCGAAATGATTTCCTCATCGCGCGTGCGGGGTAGCGCATCAGGCCGTGCCCGCTGGAATTGGCGGATGGTGAAGCCAAGCGAAAGCAGCGCCATGATTCCCCCGAAGCCCGCCGCCAGAAGCTGGCCCATGTGCCAATCGGCCACGGGTTGCGGGCAGTCACCCCAGACGCGCCCGGCCACGGCTTGGCCGGCTGCCCAGGTGGTGCATGCCGCGAAATGCTCCATCCGCTTCGTGGGGTCGATCGGCGCGTTGATTGCTTGGTGCAGCGTAGTTGCTGACAGGATGGTCAGAATGACCGTGAGCACCAAGGCTAACCAGGCCACGGTGCGATCCATTGATTTATCCATGATGTTGATTCCCTTCCCGTTCCTTTTCGGGAAGCGGATCATATTCGCCGGCGCAACGCAAATCAGCGGGAAGCCTTCCCGCGCCATTCATGGGGGGAAAGCATGAATTTGGCCTCGGCTGATGGTATCGGCCTGAAGACAGTCACGCGCGCCTTGGTGCAGGCCTGTGGCGGGGTGGAAGCGGGCAGCGCTGCGGCGCGGCTTTCCAAAACCAGCCTGGCCGCGTGTTATGATCCGCATACGCCAGACCGCTTCATGCCAATTGATTGCATGCTGGCGCTGGAACGTGCGGCGGGTGATCCGGTGCTCACGCGCCACCTGGCGGCGTTGCAGGGTTTTGCGCTGGTTCAGCAGGCGGCGCTGGGTGGGGATTTCATCAGCCAGGTGGTGAAGCTTTCCCGCGAATATGGGGAGCTCAGCGCGGCATTCGCGCAGGCCCATGCGGATGGGAAGCTTTCGGCGGAAGATTTCCAGGGGCTGGCGCTGGAAGCGCTGCAGGTGGCGGGGTTGGCCATGTCTGTTGCTGCCATCGCCAAGGAAAGGGCGGCGGCATGAAGGCGCGGTTTTGGCGGATGGTGGAAAGCGCGCTGCGCAGCGTTGGTTTCGCGGTGCTGGATGCTTCGGATTGGGCTGATCGCCGGGCGCGGAAGGCGCGGCGCGCATGAGTGGCGAAAAATGGCCTCAGCCGAAGGATGATCTGCTGCGCCAGCTTTGGCTGCGTGGGGATACCAGCACGCAAATTGCGCAGCACATGGGTATCACGAAAAACGCCGTGGTGGGCAGGGCGCATCGGCTGCGCCTGCCTGCGCGCCCTTCGCCTATCAAGGTGGGGCAGCGGCAGAATAGCGCGCCGCGCCATGGGGGTGTTGTGGTGCGGCGCGCGGCGGCGGGTGTTGTCATTCCTCCGGCGCCCGCCGCCACAACAAGCTTGGGCGCCACGGGTGCCCCAAGGCCGGGCGCGGCGGCTTTCTCCGCGCAGCATGACGTTTCCTCCCTGTCCAACTTCCCCGCGCTGGCGGCGCGCTTAACGAACCCGTCGCCAGCGCGGGGCTTTTTGGATGGGGCAGAGGCGAAGCGGGAAAAGGCGGCGGCGCAGCCCAGGCCGCAGGTGTTTCAGGTGCGGGGCTGTCAGTTTCCGTTGTGGCCGCATGGGGTGCGCGTGGCGCTGGAAAATATGCGCTTCTGTGATGCGGCCCCGCGACGCAACAAGGAAGGCCGTCAGGATAGCGCGTATTGCGAAGCGCATCATGCGCGGTGTTTTGCCAAGATGAAGGAAGCGGCGTGATGGAGGGTGTGGGGTTTTCCGTTGGGGTGGTGGTGGCGATTTGCGCCGCCGCTGTGGTGATCAATCGTCTGGCTCAGTGGGCGGTGTTTTCATGACTGCTGAACTGGAGACCTCCGCGCTGGCCAACGGCATGGCCCGCTATGATCAGCAGGTGCAGGAACGGGACGCAAAGCTGTTGACGTTCCTGACCTTGGCTGAAGTGTATATGAAGATTGGCGCCATGGCTGATGTGCGCCAGGCGCATAAAGACATGCGCGCGCTGCTGAAGGGTGCGGAAGCTTGAGCGCCGCTTTGGCCTTGCCTTATCAACGCCCTGCGCATGGCCTGGACACCGGCATTTACGCGCCGCCACCCAAGCGTGGCACCAAGGCGGGTGATGCGCCGGCCTGGGTATTCGCTGAAGAAGTCACGCGGTTTTCGGATGCTCATCTGGCGCGCGCCTTTGTCGCCATGGGCTTCACGCGCAAGATTTCGGAACATGCGCGCATTGCCACGCCGCTTATGGATTTCACGGCGCCGCTCAGCCGCTTGTCTTCCCTCAAATTGCAATTGGACAAGCTGGAATGGCGCGTGCTGCTGATGGCGCGGCCTGATGCCTCGGCCATTTATGTCTGCACTGTGTCCGGTAACTGGATCACGGAAACGGGCGGCGCGCGCGGTGAACGCTTTGCCAGCCTGATGGCCTTCATGAAGGACTTGGACATTTATCAGGCCTGCGCCGCGCTGCTGCGCGCCAATGGCTACAGGAGGGTGCCGCGTGTCGCAGAGCTCAGCCGCTGAGGTCATTGACCCCTTCAATGCTGCGATGGCGGATGCCCAGCGGCAAAAGGAATCGGGCGCAAAGAAGGCCAGCAAGAAAGCGGCGGGCGATGGCGCGCCAGTGCGGCTGCCGCCGCCTGCGGATGCGATGGATTTTGAAGGCTCGCCCATTGTGCCGATCGGCGTGGCGCCGGGGTTTTATTACCTGGTGGATGCCGGGGGGAATTTCCGCGCGGTGCCGGCGCGGGACATGATGAAAAAGGAAACGTTGCTTGACCTTTTCGGCGCGGATGATTCCTGGCTGGCACAACGTTTCGGCGTGACTGATGAATATGGTGTGCTCGTGGTGAAGGGGTGGGATAAGGTCGGCAAGGCCATCATGCGCGCATGCTTCCTGCTTGGGCCTTATGATCCGGTGGGCAATCCGCCGCGCCGCACGGGTATTTGGGCGGATGATAAGGGCGCGCCGCTGTTGCATTTGGGCGGGCGCCTGGTTTTTGCCGATGGCCGGGCGGAAGCCGCTGGCATTGTGGTGAATGTGGAAGTGGAAGGGGCGACCGAACGGCACGTTTATGTGCGCGAACCTTCCGTGCGTCGCCAGCCTGCGCCCCCATGCCCCCCGGCGGATATTGATGATCTGCGCCGCGATATTGCGGATTTATGGGTGTTCCGGGATGGCCCGGCGGCGGCCATGTTGGCGATGGGCTGGTGCGCGGTTGCGTCACTTGGGGCTGCCGTGCGCTGGCGGCCGAATTTGGTGGTGTTGGGTGGTACCGGCACGGGCAAGACAAGCCTGATTCGCGTGCTGCAAGGCTTGCTGCCGGTGCATGCCTATTCGAATGACACCACAAAGGCTGGGCTTGAAGCGCGGGTGACGGATCGGCCAGGGCCCATCATTGTGGATGAAGCGGCGCAGGGGGATCGCTCGGGCGCCGCAGCGTTGTTTGATATGATGCTGCCGGCGTCAGGTGGTGAAGGGTCGCGTGGGTTGCGGGGCAGCCCGGATGGGCGAGGCCGGTCCTTCAGTGTTTTGGGTGCGGTTTGCTATGCGGCCATTCATCCGCCGGTGCTGAAGCCTGAGCACATGGGGCGCTTTACTGAAATCACGCTGATGCCAGCGGGGCGCGACAATAAGGACGCGATCGAGGCTATTCAGGCGCGGGCCCATGGTTTGGGCGCGGCCATGCTCGGGCGCGTCATCAAGGGTTTTGCAAGGTGGGATGGCAATCTGCGCGCCATGCGATCTGCGCTCGTGCTGGCTGGCGCCACGGCGCGCGAAGCGGACCAGGTGGGCGCGCTGCTGGCGGGTTGGTGGTTGCTGGCCAGTGATGCTGTGGCGACGGATGCTGAGGCATCGGCCTTGGTGCGTGAAGCGTCGGCTTTCATCGGCGGCGCAGCGGCGCAGCGGGAAGATAGCGCCGGGCGGCGGGCATGGGTGATGTTGGCTTCCACCAGCATCACGCGCGCCGCTGGGCAGGTGCGCGTCCCGGTTGGCGACCTGGTGCGGGAATGCTTCGATCATGACGCGGCTGGTGACCCGGAAGGGGAGCTTAGGCGTATTGGGCTGAAGGCTCAGCAATTGTCACCCGATGATGCGGTGAAGCTGCTGCGAGATGTCTGGACCGATGATGATGCCAAGGCGCTGGGCGGGCTGCCGTTGAAGGTGGTGTGGTTTGCGCGCCAGCACCAGGAATTGCGGCGGCTCTATGCTGGGACAGAATTTGCGGGGGAGGCTTGGTGGCGCGCCATGGAACAGATGCCGCATGCCAAGCGAAGTATCGGGAATCTGCGCATGGGCAAGGCATATTCGGGGCGCGCATTCTGCGTGCCCGTGGCGGTATTGGACCCTGAAGAACCGGAGCATCCCCCCGCGCCCCCCTCCTGAAAGGGGGAAGGATCACACCCTTCACACCCTGCTTCACACCTTCTTTCGTTGAAAATACTCAGGGTGTGAAGGTGTGAAGAGTGTGAAGCAATTTTCCTCACGTGCGCGTGAGGTATCAAGCGGTAACCCTATAGGAGAAGTGTATCATGGTCCCGCGTGTATATTCGCCTTCACACCCTTCACACTTTCACACCTTCAATGAAATAAAAGAAAAAAGGTGTGAAGGTGGGTGTGAACAGGGTGTGAAGCTGACGGATAGGGTGGGAAGCATTCAATCCGGCGGCGCCTGGGTCACTGGCGATGGCATGGCGCAGCGCGTGGTGGAAATGGCCCATGCCCGTGCGATGGCCGAAGAAGCCCGGGCGCTGGCGGCTCAGTGCCGTCCAGACCCCGCGTTCAGGCTTCCGGTGGGTTATGACCCTGAAGCGGCTGTGCGGGCTGCTGAGGGGCTGGCGCGGCGGGTGGTGCATCAGCGGGTGGTGCGGGCGGATAAGCTGGCTGGGCTGCGGGATGCGGGCAAGATCACGCCGATCGAGTTTCGCGCGGGTCAGGAAATCAGGCTGGTGGTGGAATACCTGGATGGAGGGCGCGTGCCGATGGTGCGCAGCCAGTTCGCTGAGCGCTTGGCCAGCGGATCGGACGGCACCGGGGAACTGATGGGGATCGAGGAAGCGGAACGTGAGCGCTTCGGCCCCTGGCGCGCCTGGGCGCGGCGCTTGCCGGCGCGGCGCTTGCCTCGGCGGTCAGATGAAACCATCGAAGACCTGACGCGCTTGGTGGTGGTCAAGGGGCGCGGCGTGCGGCAAGTGGCGGATGCGCTGCGGATTGACCAGCGCAACGCCTTGGCTCGGCTACGGCAAAGCCTGGGCTGGTATGTGGAAAGGGCTGGCTGGGCAGGCGGTGAAAATACCCGCTTGACATCCCACCACGTTTCGATGCTATGAATACCTATCGCTCAGAAGTGTGCCCGGCGCCTTCAAGCTTTCAGAAAATCCTTCTATCACTTTGGCACGCCGCTTGCGCATCGCGTTGGCACGGCGCTTGCGTGGTGCCCCTCGCGGGTCCTTCCGGCCCGATTTTGTATGCGGGCGGCTTTGCGCGCCCGGCATTGGTAGTGGGGAAATTGCAGAAGGGTGCAACAAAATTCTCTTTGTTGCGCAACATGAAGCGGCAAATCGGTATTGGGAGCGTGGGGTAAATGCCACGGCTCAGCATCACCGATATCGCGAAACACGCCGGGGTGAACAAGTCTACCGTGTCGCGCCAGGTGGCCGCTTATGGGCTGCGGGGGGCGGACGGCAAAGTTGATTTGGATTCGTACCTTGCGCTTCGCGAATCGGGCCTTGATCCGCTGCTGCAAACCACGGGCCGCGCCGCGCAGGCCGCTGGCGATGCGGAATCTGGCCTCGCGGCGGAGCGGCTTCGCAAGATGGCCGCTGATGCTCAGCTTGCGGAATTGGAGCTTGGTCGTCAGCAAGGCAAGCTACTCGAAGCGGCTCGAGTAGAGGCCGAGCAAGAAGACATGGCCCGTAAGCTGCGCGATCGGCTGCTGCAGATCCCGCAGGAAGTGGCTGCGGATTGCGCCAGGCTGGGTGACGAGATCGCCATCCAGGCCACGATCACACAGGCCCTGCGCCGGGCCCTGGATGGGCTGGCGGGCGAATTGAGCGCGGCAGATGTTCCAAGCGCTGCCTGATGCTGGCCCGGTGCTTCGCCGGGCTTGGGCGCGCGGCTTGGCTTCGCCGCCCGAACGTCTGGTTTCGGCCTGGGCCGACGCAGAGCGCGTCCTGGGCCCGGAAGAAGGGCCTTTCCCGGGCGGCTGGCGTACTGACCGAGTGCCCTATCTGCGCGATGTCATGGATGCCCTAAGCCTTTCGCATCCGGCGCGGCGCGTGACGCTGATGGCGTCCGCCCAGGTTGGTAAAACAATGGCGCTGCTGAACCTGGCGGGCCAGATCATCGCGGAAACGCCGACCACAGTGCTTTGGGTGCTGCCTTCGCTGGATGAAGCGCAGAAGTTCAACCGCGACAAACTGGAACCGATGCTGGCGAATTCCCCGGCGGTATCGGCCAAGGTGCGGGCGTTGGTGAGCCGGGATGAAACCGGCAGCACCACCAAGCGAAAGATTTTTGCCGGCGGGAACATTGACCTGACGGGGGCGAATTCCTCCAAGGGCCTGCAGATGGTCACCAAGCGGGTGATCCTGCTGGATGAAGTCTCAGAATTTCCGATGGATGTGGATGGGCGCGGCGATCCGGTTTCCATGGCCGAAGCCCGCGCCATGGCATGGACGGGGCGGGAGAAAATCGCCGCGGCATCCACGCCCGGCATCAAGGGTCAGTGCCGCATATCGGCGCGGTTCGAAGATGGCAGCCAAGGCCGGTTCCATGTGGCCTGCCCCGATTGCGGCACAGAGCAACCGCTGATTTTTGAAAATCTGCGCTGGCCGAAGGGGGAGCCAAGCGCGGCGCTCTATCATTGTTCAGCGTGCGGCGTCGGGATCGAGCATCGCCAAAAGGCTGCCATGCTGGCCGCTGGCAAATGGGTGCATGAGCGGCCCGAGTTATTGGTGCATCACGCAAGCTTTGCGCTGAATGCGCTGTATTCGCCTTTCGTGTCTTGGGCCTGGGTGGCGGAACAGCGCGAGCGCAGCCAGGATGATCCGCTGCTGGATAAAGTGTTCACTCAGCAGGTGCTCGGCCTGCCTTATGAACCGCGCTACGATTTGCCGAGCCATGAATTGCTGTGGCGCCGGCGCGAAGCCTATCCGCCTCGGCGCATTCCGCCCGGCGTGTTGTTCCTGACCGGCGCAGTGGACGTGCAAGGTGATCGCCTGGAATGGGGTGTGTATGGCTGGGATCGCCATCTGTCTTCCTGGTGGGTGGATGGCGGCATTCTGGAAGGTGACCCGGCGCTTGATCCGGTGTGGTTGGCTTTGGATGAAGTGGTCGGCAAAACCTACCGCGACGCCTGGGGCCGCGAATGGGCACCGATCTGCTACGGGATTGACTCGGGCTATTTGCCGCAGCGGGTTTATTCCTACGCCCGCCGGCACGCCGCGCGGCGCGATCCGCGCATCATGGCGCTGGATGGCCGGGCGAAGTGGGGTGAACCGCCGCTTGGTATGCCGAAGCCGCAAGATGTGGATTACAACGGCAAGAAAATCGGATCGGTCCTACTTTGGCCGGTTGGTACCTGGGATCTGAAAACGGAAGTGGCGGCAGCGCTCAGGCTCACGGAAATGGGGCCTGATGCGACCGGCGCCTGGCCGAAGGGCGCGGCGCATTTTCCGCAAGCTTTGGACCTTGGGTTTTTTGAACAGATCACCGCCGAAGCCTGTGTGGAAATCGGCAACCGCGCGGGCTTCACCAGGCGGGAATGGCGCAAAGTCCGCCCCCGCAACGAGCAATGGGATATCGCCGTTTATGCCCGCGCCTTGGCCCGGCATGAAACCGCGAACCTGACTGATGCACATTGGGAAAAGCTGATCGCGGAACGTGTGGGCAGGCCTGAAGATGCGCAAGCTGATATGGCTGCCCTTTGGCAGCCCGATTTGAAGACCTTGGCCGCTGTGGCAGCACCGCCACCACCACAAGTAAAGCCCGCCGCGCCCCCCCGAAGTGGTGGCTGGTTTGAACGCCGATCCGACTGGATTTGAAAGGTTCACCATGGCAACGCAAGCCGATATTGACGCGCTGACCGCCGCCATGGCGCAGAACGGCGCGGTGATGGAAGTGCGCTTTTCCGATGGCCGATCAGTGAAGTATCGCAGCATCACGGAAATGAGCCAAGCCATTGCCGCGCTACGCCGCGAACTTTCCGTGCCGATGAACCGCACAACGCTTTTAGCCTTCAGAAGGGACTAACCCGCCATGTGGTTTGACCGCCTGCTTGCCAACCTTGCGCCGGAAGCCGCGCTGCGCCGTGCGCGCGCGCGCCTGGCGCTGCAGGGCATCCAGGCGGCTTATGATGGTGCGCGTCGGTCCCGCCGCATGGGGCGGCTTTCCAGCGCCAATGGCCCGCGCGCCGAAGTGCAGGAAGGCTTGAAGACACTGCGCGACCGGTCGCGCGACCTGGTGCGCAACAATGCCTGGGCGGCTTCCGCGCTGGATACGCTTATCGGCTACCAGATCGGCACCGGCATCACGCCGCGTTCGGCGGTGCCCTTGGCTACGCGGGAAGAACGCGACCAGATCAATGCGGTGAATGCAGCGGTGGATGCCGCTTTTGAAGCCTGGGCCGCGCGGTGTGACGTTACCGGCCAGATGGATTTTTACGGGTTGCAAGCACTGGCCGCCCGCACGCGCGCTGAAGCCGGTGAAGTGCTGATCCAGCTTATTCGTCTGGCGCCCGCCGAACAGCGCCGGCGCGGCTTGAATGTGCCGCTGGCGCTGCAGGTGCTGGAACCTGACCTGCTTGATGAAACCTACAATGAAGAACGCCGCCGGCCCGAAGACAATCTGATTGCCAATGGCGTGGAATATAACGCCATGGGCGCGCCCGTGGCGTATTGGCTGTTTGATCGGCACCCCGGCGAAGCCGCCACCTTTGGCCGTGGAACCATGCTGCGCCGTCGCGTGCCGGCTTCCGACATTATCCACCTGTTCAAGGCCACGCGCCCCGGCCAGGTGCGCGGCGTGCCGGTGGCGGCACCGGTCATTACGCGCTTGATGGCTTTGGATGAATTGGAAGACGCGGCGTTGCAGCAAGCCAAGGTGCAAGCCTGCCTGGCGGCTTTCATCACCAGTGACGCCGCGCCTGGTCGCGGCCCGCTGGAAGGGACTGATTCTGAAACCGGCGATGCGTTGAAAACTTTCTCGCCTGGCATGATTGAACGGCTGCTGCCTGGTGAAGATGTTTCCTTCGCCACGCCATCCGGCACCGGCGGCTTCAATGAATTGGCGAAGCACCAGCTTCACGCCATCGCCGCCGCTTATGGCCTGACCTATGATTTGCTGACGGGTGATCTTTCCGGCGCAAATTATTCATCGCTCCGCGCTGGGCGCCTGGCCTTCAAGCGCCAGCTTGAACAAGACCAGTGGCATTTGCTGGTCCCTGGCATGTGTGAACCGATCTGGCGGGCCTGGGTGGCATCCGCGCTTGGTGCCGGTGTGCTGCCGCCCGCGCCGCACGCCTACCCGGTAGCCTGGGGCCCGCCTGTGTTCGAATTTGTGGACCCAATGAAGGACGCGCTGGCGACCAAGGCCATGATCCGCATGGGCCTGAAGACCTGGCGCCAGGCGGTGACGGAACAGGGCTATGACCCAACCATTATCGCGCAGCAGATCGCCGAAGACAACGCGCTGCATGATGATCTGGGTCTGATCCTGGATGCTGACCCGCGCCGCGCCAATGCTTCCGGCGGCGCGCAGGATGCTGCGGTCAATTCCGCCATTGAAATCGCCGCCACGGGGCTTGCGGCGACAAACGCTTAAAAGGGGGCTTTTATGCCAGTGCAAATGCGCGCTGCGTCCGAACAGGCCGCGGTGCTTTCGCTGTTGGGTGATGTTGGTTGGGATATTACGCCCGCCGGTGTCGCTGCGGAGTTGAAAAAGCTTTCGGCCAATCAGCCTTTGACCATCTCCATTAATTCCTATGGCGGGGATGCGCTGGCGGGTATCGCCATCCATAACATGCTGGCGCGCCATGCCGGGCCAAAAACCGTGATTGTGGAAGGCATCGCCGCATCAGCGGCCAGCCTTATCGCTATGGCGGGTGACCGGATTGTGATGCCGGGCAATGCCTTTCTGATGATCCATGAAGCCTGGGGCGGCGCGCTGGGCGATGCGGAAACCATGCGCCAGCAGGCCGATGTGCTGGACCAGATCAGCGGCGCCTATCGCCGTACCTATGCCGGAAAATCCGGCAAGGATGAAGAAACCGTGGCCGCCTTGATGCGCGCCGAAACTTGGTTTGATGCGGATATGGCCGTGGCGGAAGGTTTTGCCAATGAAGCGGCGGAGCCCGCAGAAATTCGCGCCTTTGCGGCGCTTGACCCCAATCGTTACGCCGCCGCGCCCGCAGCCTTTTGTGGGCTGGTGCGCGCGGCGCGCGATGCGGTGCCGGTAGCGGCGCCGGTAGTTTCCAACCCGCCGGCAATTTCGCCGGCAGTAGCCAAGGAGATCGGCATGTCCGAATCCATCGCCCAGGCCGGCGGGAATAGCCCGGCCCAAACCCCTGCCCCGGTTGTGCCGGCGGCGGCTTCCATTGCTGAGGTTCGCGGCATTGCCGAACGCAACGGCCTGCCGGCTGAGTTTGCGTTGACGCAGATTGAACGCGGCGCCACGCGCGAAGCCGCGCTTGAAGCTGCGCTTGAAGCGGTGGCGGCGCGCAGCCCCGCCCCGATCATGCCGAATTCCGCCGTGGTCAGCGTGATCCGTGATGAACGCGATACGCTGCGCGCCCGCTGGACTGGTGCGCTTTCCGCGCAGCTTTCCAACCAGGCGCCGCCGGCGGAAAGCCGCGAATTCGCCAATATGGGTTTCCATGGCCTGATGCGTGAAATCGCGGTGGCCAATGGTGTGAAGGACGTGCATCGCATGTCCGGCGCCGATCTGGCGGAAATGGTTTTGTCCGGGCGGATCAACGCGCAGCATTCCACCAGCGACTTCCCGCTGATCCTTGTCAATTCGGCGAACAAGTCTGTGCAGGGCCTGTTCGGCCAATACCCGAACACCTGGGCTTCTTGGACGCGCGAAGTTGATGTGGCGGATTTCAAAACCATCACTTCTGCCTTTGCGGGCCAATTCCCGGAGGTGGCAGCCATTTCTGAAGGCGCACCCTATACCTACGGCTCGATCGCGGAAGAAGGCCAGACCTATGCGGTGCAGGAACGCGGCCGCCTGGTGGCGCTGACGCGCCAGGCTTTGGTGAATGACGATACGCGCGCCTTCCAGGATGTGCTTTCGGGCGCGGCCTTGGCTGGCTACACGGCGCTGCGCCGCGTGGTGTTCGGCATCCTGACCGCCAATGCCAACTGGCCGGCAGGCGGCGCCACGGCGCTGTTCGCGGCTGGCCGGAATAACCTGGGCACCGCGGGCAATTTGAGCGCGCCAACTTTCGCTGAACTGCGCGCGCTGCTGACGAAGCAAACCAGCCCGGCCCGCGCTGGTGAAAGCGCCGCGCCGCTGCCGCCGCCTTCTTCCATGGTGCTGCTGGTTGGCCCGGATGAAGAAGACATGGCGCTGGAATTGTTGGGCAACCGCATTGTGCCAACCGCGACTGGCGCGGTGCTGCCTGATGCCTACCGCACAAGCACTTCGCTGGTGATGGAACCGTTCCTGGATACCGGAAATGATCCTTACTACCTGTGCCGCGGTGATATTCGCGGGGTGGAAATTGCGTATCTGCAAGGCCAGCGCGCGCCCACCATCACCAGCGCTGAAGACATCCGGTATTCCGGCATGACCTTCCGTGTGGTGTTCGACTTTGGCGCGGCGGCGGTGCAGCCGCGCGCCATGGCCGCGAACCTGGGCTGATCTGATGCGGGTGGCTGAAAGGCCGCCCGCTTTCCCATCCATCCATTCGATCGAAAGGGGTAATTCCCATGGCTACAAATAAAGTTGGTGATGCTGATGTTGTCACCGTTACCGCGCCCGCCACTGTAGCTTCCGGCGCTGGTGTTCTGGTCGGCCTTCTGTTTGGGGTGGCAATTCACGCCGCGGCGTCTGGCGCGAATGTCGCCATCATGACCGAGGGTGTGTTTCGTCTGCCAAAGGCGACTGGCGCTGGCATCAATGAAGGCGTGCGGGTGTTCTGGGACAATGCCGCCGGCAATGTCACCACCACTGCCGCCAGCAATAACTGCATCGGCTGGGCCATTGGCCCGGGCAACTATGCCGCCGGCGCCACGGAAATCCTGGTGCGCTTGGGCCGCCCGAACGCCACGGCCGCCTAAGGCTCAACCGGGGCGGCATAGCCCGCCCCGGGCTTTCCCATGGCAGATGCCTTCGCCGCCGCAGCCGCCGTGCTGCACGCGGACCAAAACATTTCGGAACCGGCCACCTATTACGCCGGCGGCGCCGGGCCCGGCCAGGCGCTGCGCGTGATCCGCTCAGCGCCCATCGCGCCAGCCTATGGCCCGGCGGGCGGCATGGGCAGCCTGCAGCCCGCTTGTGTGGTGGATATGTTGGTTTCCGATGTGCCAACGCAGCCTTCACCCGGCGATCTGCTGTTGATGGGCAGCGAAACCTTCCGCGTTGAATCAGCGGAACGCGATGATCTGCGCCTGGCCTGGCGCTTGATGCTGGCGGAAGAAGCCTGATGCCCACCCCCATTCGTGAAGCCGTGCTGGCCGCTGTGTTCACGCGGCTGAAGGCGCAGCTTTCCGGCGTGACGGTGCTGCGTGCGCATCGCGCACCGCTTGATCCGCGCCAATGCCCCGCCGTGATCATTACCGGCACCGGCATGGATGCCGATGAAGATATGTCATTCGGGGAATGCCAATGGCGCATTGGCTTTACCGTGGCAGGCTACATCACCGCCGCGACTGACCTGGCGGCGGAACAGGCGGCTTCCGCGCTTCACGCCCGCCTGATCGCCGCGCTGCAGAATTATGATTTGGGCCCCGCCACCATCCAGCCGAACATCACCGGCGCGGAATTCGAACTCTACAGCATTGAAGAATCAGCCGCTCCGGCGGGTGAATTCAATGCAAGCTTTGAGGCCTTGGCAATGACGCCGGCGGCCAGCCCTTACGCACCCTGACCTTGAAAGGATAGAGCATGAGCACGAATCTGGTGCGGCTGCGCAACGCCGCCGTGGCGGTAAAAATTGAAGTGACGCCTGGCACAGACGCCATCGCCGGCACGCCCGCGAATGCGGATTGGATCGGCGCTGATTGCCAGGTGAGTTTTGACCAGACGGCGGTACCAAACAGCGAAATGACCGGCAGCTTAGACCGCGCGCCTGCCATTGTGGGCGGCCTGCGCCCGCGGCTTCGTCTGACCATGCCGCTGCGTGGTTCCGGCACGGCTGGCACCGCGCCGGAATGGGGGCGCTTGATGCAATGCGCTACCATGCAGGAAACGCTGACGGCCGCCGCCGTGCCTGCCAGCCCGCTTGCATTGAGCGCGGGTGGTGCTTCCGCCGTGACTCTGGGCGCCACCTTCGGCAGCACGGCGCAGCAATATCGCGGCATGCCGCTGGCCCTTGGCGCCATCACGGGCGACCAGCCGGCGCTCAGCGCTATTGCGGATTACACCGCGGGCCGCGTGGCTTCGCTGATCCATACCGTGGCCACGGCCTTCACGGCGGCCCAAACCGCGCAGATCCCGATCAATCAGCGCTACAGCCCGACTTCGGACGAAGCGGTGTTCAAGACCTGTACCATCTACTTCTACGCGGATGGTATGCGCTGGCGCTTTACCGGCTGCCTTGGCACTTGGAGCCTTGACCTCACCACGGGCGGCATTGGCCAATTGTCTTTCGACCTGGTTGGCGCCTTTTCGGATTTTACCGCAATCGCGCTGCCCACGGGCTGGAATACTGCCATTCGCCCAACCGCGCCGCGTTTTGTGGCGGGCGCCTGCCGCATGAATGGCGCCATTGCCCGCGTGCGCGCGCTTTCGGTGCAGGCGGGTGTCGCCACGGTATTGCCGGAAAACCCGGAAGCATCTGAAGGCTATGACCCCGCCGTGCCGGTGGAACGTGATGTGGCGGGCAGCTTGGACCCGTTGATGGATACCACGGTGTCCGTCAGCCGCTTCAATAATTTCCGCAACGGCACCAACATGATCTTGGGGGCCATCCTGGGCAGCACGGCGGGCAATCGCTTTGCCCTGGTGATGCCTTCCATCCGCGCAACCGCGATGAACCCCGGGGATCGGGGCGGCCTTGGCGTGGATAGCATCGGCTTCCAGGCCGATGGCGCGGATAGCCCGGTGTTCCTGACCGCCTTCTAATCCGGTTCCGTCCGACAGCGGAACAAGGCCGCGCGCGCTGCGTTTTCTGCCGGCGCGGCGCGCGTTGCACCGGCGCAGGGGTGTCGGCCCCTGCGCCACCCCAAACCCCTCCGACAAGGGATGCCCCATGAAATCCGAAGAACCCGTTTTGTCCCGCCGATCCATCCGCAAGGTGGAAGGCCGCCGCGCCATTTATGATGTGGCGCCGCTCACCATTCGCGAACGCGCCGCCTATCGCGCGGATATGGCCGGCGAGGGCTGCCGCCTGCCCATGCGGGCAGAGCTGCTGGAAGGCCTGGCCAGCGCCATGAAGGAATTGGCGCCGGATAACCTGGCTGATCTGCTGGCCGTGATCGCCCGCGCTGATGCGGCGCAGGCCGATGGCGCTGAGCCCCTGGCCAAGGCCGATGAAGATGCGCTGCGCGTGATGGAATCCGCCGCGCGCCAGGTGCCGGCCTATGCCGCCATGCTGAAGGACCAGGTGCGCTGGTTTTCCATGATGCCGTTGGTGACCGCGCGGCACGCTTTGCGCGGCTGGAATTCGGATTTGCTGCCAGCCTTCCAGCGCGTGCGCGGCCTGGTGCCGGATGAATTGCTGGAAGAATGCGGCGAAGAAGACCTTTCCATCATCGCCGCCGCCGCGATTGACCTGATGCAGGTAACCAAGGCCCAGGAAAAAAACTGAAAGGCGCCCTTGCCGCACTTCACGGCATTGGCGCTGGCGAAAGCCGATTCGCTTCCGATGGGGGCGCATTTCTGATCGGCGATGAAGAAGTGCAGGAAAACCCGCGCATCACCACGCCGCGGGCATTCATTGAATTTGTGCAGCTTTGGTTCGCGTGCCGCGCTGGCATGGGCGGCTACAGCGCCTGGCCGGATGCGGGCGGCGTGGCGGACCAGGCGGCCTGGGTTTTCGATGCCTTCCGCACGCTGGGCGGGATTGAAGCGGAAATGGACGCGGCGAAGAAACGGCGAAGGGGCGGTGAATGAGAATCCTGGCGAAAGCTGACAAGCTGATTTCCGATGAAATCAAGCAGCGCCAGGAAATTTTGGCGTCTGGTCTGCGCGATGGCATCCATCGCACGGGTGAAGTGCTGCAGGCGGAACTGCGTAGCCAGGTGCGCCGCGCCAATTTGGGGGAAGGGCTGGAAAAAGCTTGGCGCTTGGACAAATTCCCCAAGCGCCGATCGAAGCTCAATCTGGACCCGGCGGCGGTAGTGTATTCCAAAAGCACCGTCCTGCACCGCGCTTTTGATGAAAGCCGCACTATTCGCGCGGCGCGTGTTCAGTATCTGGTGATTGCCCTGCCTGCCGCCATCCATCTTGGCCTTGGCTATTCGCGCAAAAGCCGCAAGGGCGGCACGGTGCCGGCGGGTGCGCTGCGCAAGGTTTCTGAAATTGATGTGGCGGCCAAAAAGCTGCGCGCGGTGGTGGTTTCCGCCAAGCATGGCAAGCGCGGGCCACGCATCGCCAAGGCCAAACCCAAGGGCCGCAACGCGCCCATCGAAGGCCGCCGCATCGTCATCATGAAGGCGAAGAAGGGTGAAGGCCTGACGGCGGTTTTTTACGCGCCAGACCAGAAAAAGGGCCTGCCGCTTTTTGCGCTCCGCCGCCAGGTGGCGGGGCGGAAGCTTTTGGACATTGCAGGCCCGGCGGAAGCCGCCAAGCAAGCCGTGAAACGTGAAGTGAACGCAGCAATAGCAGGAAGGTTGGCATGAGCGGTTCAGCAGATCAGCGCCTTTCTATCCGGCTTTCCTTTGAAGGCGCGCAAGAAGCGCGCGCGCAACTGGAACAGCTTGGCCAGGCGGGCGATACCGCCATGCGTCGGCTGGAAACGGGCGGCCAGGCTGCCAGCCGGGGCGTGGCTTCGGTGGCGGAAGCGGGCAATGCGCTGCGTGCTGGGCTTGGGCAGATCAATGGTGATCTGGCTGCAACGCAGCGCCAGTTTGAAAACCTGGCTAATTCCACTTTGGCCCTGGCCACTTCAATGCGTGGCGGCGTCGGTTTGGCTGGTTCTATCGGCTTGATTGTGACGGCTGCCACTGCGGCTTATGCCATTTACGAAAACTGGGGGCGCATCACCGCCAGCTTCACAAGCGCGATGGATTCTTTGACTGGACGTTATAGGGAGAATTCTACTGCGCTGGATCGTGCTAATGAACTATTGAAGGAATACAATCTCCTTACTGAAACGGCGGCCCAAAAGACTGCGCGCTTGGCTGGTGAGGCCATTTTTGCGCGGCAAGCGCAGGTGGCGCTCTCTCAAGAAGAATTGCGTGGCGAGGTCACCAGAATCCAAGGTGAAATTGATCGCCGTATTGGTTTGACGGAAGGGCGCATTAGCGCCGCCCGTAGCGGCCTTGCCGGTGCAGCTTTGCAGCCTGATGGCGAAGCGCTGCTGCAACGTGAAATCGCCAGAACCAGGGAAAGGGCAGAATCAAGCCCGGAAATTCAGCGTATGCGCGCGGAAATGGCGCGCCGGGAAGAAGTGATAGCGCGGTTGGAGCGTGAGCGTCAGCAAATCGCTGGCCAATATGTGGCATCGCAGGAAAATGTCGGTTCCGTTCTGAACCAGCCCGAAGCCACCCGCGCCACGCGCGAAGCCCGTTCCGCCCGGGCTGAACTCAGCGAGGCCGAACGCGAATACCAGCGCCTGGTGCAATCCGGCATTTCGCTGGCGGGCAATGCCGCCACGGAACAGCAGCGCTACGCTGAACAGGTGCTCGCCCTCGATGCCGCTTTGGGCGCTGCGCGCATCAGCCAGGAACAATACAACCGCGCCGTTGCCGCGCTGGACCCCGCCGCCCGCGCCGCGCGTGAAGCGCAGGAACAGGCCGCGCGCCAGGCTGAACAATTCGCCCGCCGGTCCCGCGATGCCCTGGCGCAGATCGGCGAAAACGCTATGGACCGGATTGGCACCGGCCTGGTGAATGCCTTCGTCATGGGTGGCAAGGCCGCGCTGGACTTCCAAAGCCTGACCAAGGCCGTGATTGCCAGCATCGCTGCGGATTTGCTGAAGCTGGCCGTGGTGACGCCGATCGTCAATTCTGTTTTCGGCACCAGCCGCCCGACGCTGATGGGGGCTTTCGGCGGTGCGGCGCAGCCTTCCGCGCCTGTGGCAAGCGCATCCGGCATGCCTTCGGTTGGCATTGGGGAGGTCCTGGGCTTTTCGGGCCTGCTTGGCGGCGGTTCATCCGGTGGCATGTTCTCTGGCCTGGGTGCTTCGCTTG